GCGGGTTTTGCCGCTGATCAACTCGTTGAAAAGGTCGAGAAAGCCGTTCAGGGGGCCTGCGGCTGAGCCGAGTGCGCCACGCATGGAGCTGGCCATGCGGTTGTTGACCTCGGAGCCGTACCAGGTGCCGTCGAGGTAGCCATCTTTGATGATGCGCTTGTGCTTGCGGCTTTTGCGGTCGGGGTGGCGCATCACGTCGCGGATGGCCTCGTAGAAAAAGCGGGCGTTGCGCGGATCCCAAATGCTCATGCCCATGGCAGGAGCAAATACGAGGACGTTACTGAGCAGATTGCGGAAAGTGGTCACGGGCGCGGCGACGGTCTGCATACCTTTCCAGAGGCGTACGGCGCGTGAGGGCCATGTGTGTGCCTGGGCGCGGACCTTTTCGAGGTTCAGCAGCTCGTGGACGATGTCGGCGTCGACCCATTTGCCGCTGAGGTCGCCGTGCTTTTTGGGCACCTGCTCTTTTGGGATCCCGAGTTCGCGGGCGCGGCGGTCGATAGCCGGGTTCATGGGCTCGTCGGGGAGTTGCTCGTAGTGTCCGCGGCGTTCGGGGTGGCGGGCCATCAGGTCGGCGTGTTCGCGGGCCGTGAGTACGTATTCGCCTGCCCCCTCGCGGGCGAGGCGGTTTTTGGCGGCGGTCTGCTGCACCTGGTAGGACCAGTCGGCCATTGCGTCGGCCTCGGCTTTGATGTCGCGGGACATGCCGTGGCGGCGTTCTGCGGTCTCGATGTGGGTGTTCCCCGAGCGGCGGGTGTTCTCCATCATGCGAGTGCCTTCGACCTGCATGGGAAGCCGTTCGGTGCCGCCGGTGCGGTCGGGGCGGTTGCGGTGAGTCAGCGCATCGCGTGCGCGCGTGAGGAGACCGGGCTTGGGGACCGGGGCGCCGTAGACCTCTGGCCAGAAGAGGCGGAGGGCGGTCGTGGGGTCGAGCACCATGCCGTTTTTGGCGGATTGGCGGGCGAGGATCAGTGCGCGTTGTGCCAGTGGGCGGCCGAGGTCGTTGACCAGGAGTGTTTTTTCCACCACCTGGGCAGCGAGCAGAGCGTCCTGGCGTCCGTGAATACGTTCGATCGTGCCGTTCTCGACGGCTCGCTTGAGGGCATCGATGCCGTTCTGGCCCCATTTGGCGCGGCCTTCGCGCGACAGACCCCAGCTGGCGGAACCGGGGTCGAATTCGACCAGGTTTCGACCATGCACCTTGTCGAAAATGGGGCTGTGCTCCATGTGCATGAATTCGCGGACGGTTGGGAGGGCGTCAGGGTTCTCTTTGGCGAGCTTGTTGACGAGGTCGTGTAGGACCATGTCGAAGCGCCGCGCGGTGCCACGTGTTTCGCGGGTGATGTTGCGGAACATGGCCGGGATGCGCTTGGCCTGTTCCAGCCACATCCAGCGTTGGCCGGCAGCGTTCGGGTTGTCGATGAGGTGTCGACGCGCGTAGATGGCCAGCGCGTCGAAGGGGACCATCCACGGAGCAGTGCCCATGCTGGCGGCGATCGAGGCGATGTCGAAGCGTCCGTCGGTGGCCACGAGGGCGCGGATTCGGGCTTCCTGGGCTTCCAGGCGGAGAACGTCGACGGCCATTTTGCCGTTCTGGCCGATCCCCTCGGGGTCCATTGCTTCAAGACGGGCTGCGAGCTGCTCGGCGCGGGTTACGAGTGCGGCCTGGCTGGTGCGTTCGGGGTGACTGAGCGTTCGATCGCCGCGTCGGGTGGCGGCTGCGAAGTCGCCCGTGGCCTGATCGTGGGGTCGAACGCGGAGTTCGGTGTCCAGCGCATTCAGCTGGTCGCGAATGTCGACGAGTTCGCGCCAGGTGGCGCTGTGTGTGGAACCGGCGGTGCTGGTTTTGGCTGCTGCGGTGCCACGCGCTTCCAGTTGGGTTGCGATTGCGTCGATCGCAGCGGCGTCGAGCTGGCGAGGGTTGGGCGCGGGCGTATGCTGCGGCGCGCTGGGCTGTGCCGAGTCCATTTGCTGGGCAAGGGCTTCTGCGCGGGCGATTGCGTGCTGTGCGGAGCCGATTTCGCCGTCGTCGAGGTGTTTGCGGACGTCGGCGAGGTGTTCGCGCATCTGTCCGTCGCGATCTTTTAGGCGTTGGGCCCCGGAGGACTGTCCCTGACCGGATCGGGCGTCTACGCGGCCCAGCGAGGCGTTTTCGGCGACTGTTGCGGTTTCACCGCGGACGATTTCGCCGTGAATCCGGTTTCGGTCGGCGATTGCGGTGCGGTAGGCCCCGCCGTGGGTGTCACCGAGCGGGAAGTCGGGCGCGAGGCCCGCGTTTTCGGCCTGCCACGTGCGTAGTTTGCTTTGGAGGGCGTGACGGGCCCACAGACCGACGGCCATGAGCCCCGCGGGGTCGTCCTGCCACAGCTTGAGCGGGTCTTTGACGGCTTCGACGTGGTAACGGGCCATGTGGCCGGTGGCACCGAGGGTGTCGTCGGCGAGGTCTTCGGGTGTGCGTTCGAAGTCGCCGAGGGCGGTGCCGGCGTGGTGGATCAGCTGAAAGGGGGCGAGCGCCAGTCCGACGAGTGAGCGGGGGAAGTTGATTGCGCCCTCGGTCAGAGGGTTGTCGGTGGCGGATTTGAAGTCCTCGGCCTTGCTGTCGCCGGTCCACGTGTTGCCGATGTCGTCGATCTGCGCCCATTTGGCGAAGCGTTCGGCCCATGCTTCGAGCGGCATGGTGGGCAGCTCGTTGTCGGGAGTCCACGGGCCGTCGGGGTCTTTCAGGTAGACGTTGGCTGCGATTTTTTCGCCGGTGTGGGCGAGGGTTTGGCCCAGCCGCAGCGGAACGCGCCATGATTTGTGGAGGAATTCCTCGGCGATGTTCGGGTCGCTGGCGAACGTTTTGCGTTCGCCCTGGGGGGTTATTTCGTCAGAGCCTTCGGTGATGCTGGTGACGTCGCCGCGGGACAGGCCGGGGAACCAGCCGCCGTAGAGGTCGAAGCCCAGGTCGCTGCCGTCGTGGTGTTGGTTGATGCGGTCTTTGTATTTGTTGCGGAGGTCGTGGTGGACCTTGCTGCGACTGGCCGGGGTTTCTTCGGCTGTGCCGGGGGGACGGTAGTAGTAGAGCTCACGGCGCGGGTCGTCGGAGGGTGCGTCGTCGGACGGGTAGTCCGCCCACGGGAGCGGGTTGGTGATGGTGCCAGCTGTGGGCGTGTATCCGGGTTCCGGTTTGCCGTCGCGGGTGATTGCTTCTTGGATGGCCTTGTATTTGGGCTCGTAGGCTTTGCGGGCACGTTCGTTGGCGACGTGTTTTTGCGCGGCCTGCGCGGACCATTTGTAGTTGCGTTGTGCGAGCCCAGAGGGGGTGGTGTCCAGCGCTTCCGACTGGCGGCGGGCTTCTTCGCGCTTCTGTTCGAAGGTCTCGAACGCGAGGGTCCAGGGATCACCCATGTCAGGCGCCGATCATCCGCTGCATCAGCTGTGCGCGCTGGGGCGGAGTCAGGTTGGGTTGGTTGGCGATGTGCAGGAAGAGCTGTGCGTATTCGGCCGGTACGCCGATGCTGGTCGGATCGACCTGGGCGCGGTGTTCGAAGTTCTCGATCAGCCAGTCGTCGTCGGGGTGTGCGGGCTTCAGGTGCTCGGCGTCGAATTGGTCCTGGAGGATCGCTTTGATGGCTTTGGAGCCGCGGATATCGACCTTGGAGGAGCGGCGGTAGGCATCGTAAATACGGGGCAGGTGTGTGGCCCAGAGGCTTTTCAGGTTGTTTTGTTCGAGTTTGATTGCGTCATCGACGCTGAGAGTGTTCGCGAGTTTCGCGGCGGCGAAGTACGGGCGGGCCTGCGCCATTTTGGCCGTTACGCCGCGAGGGAGTTTGGCCGTGATGGTCACGGGCTCGTCGGCGAGGTGTCCGCGGTAGACGGAGCGGGCGTGTGCCTCCAGCAGGTCGAGCGGGACCATGACGCCGTTTACGTTTAGCTTTTTGCCCTGGACGGGGTGCTGCTCGGTCATGCGTTTGAGCAGCGAGGCGACGATGCGGTCGTTGCGAGCGTTGGGGTTCAGCTCGGTGCGGAGTTTGCTCCGGAGCTGCTCGGAAAGTTTCCGGTATTTGTCGCCGTTTTGGCGGCGGAGCGTGGGGTTGTTTCGGGCTTCGCGGATTCCGCCTTCTTCGGTGGTGATGTCGGTGCGGCCTTTGACGAGGCCGTTGGTCACGGTTTCGATGTCCTGTTTGTATTGCTCCAGACCGGCTGTCCAGGCGGGTGTTCCGGGCTTCGGGCGGCGTGTCGCCCAGTGTTTTTGGACGTGGGCCAGGCGTGAGGCGGCTTCCAGGATTGGTTTGCGGTCGTTGCCCTCGGGGATGAGCCGGTGCGGGTAACGCAGGAGCATTTCGTTGTGGAGGTGTGAAGTTGGGTCGAAACGGTCGTCTGCGCCGCGGAATTCGTAATATTTGGCGGCTTTGGCGGAGAGGGTTGCCGTGTTGGCGAGCTGAATGGAGTTGGCGTAGCCGTCGTCGCCGAATGCCTGGGGCGGGCGGGGTGGCGGCGGTGGTGGCGGCTTGTAACGCCGAGTGCGGCCTGCGGCGGCAGCGCGAATGCGGGCTTCCTGCTGGGCTTTGATGTCAGCGCGGTTCTGGTCGATCAGCGCTTTGAGTCCGAGGTACTCCTGCTCGGACATGGGAACGATTGCGGTGCCGGGGAGGCTGTTGGCCTCGGCCCACTCCTGTGTGGACCCCTTTTTGGGGACGTAGTTGTAGTTGTCGATGGCGTCCTGGAGTCGGACCATTTTCAGCTTGGCGCGAGAGAGTCGGGTCCATTTGCCGTCGTGGGCGGCTGCGACGACGTCGTTGCTGGCGAGGTGGCTGACGACGCGGGCCTCGTACTCGTGGAGTCGCTGAGCGCGGCGGTTACCTTCGATCTTGTTGCTGTTGCGGAGGTTGGAAGCCTGCGCGTTTTTGAGCCCTTCGGTGCTTCGCTGGTTGGCGATTGTGCGCTGGGACGCTTCCCATTGGGCCCCGGCGGCGGGGTCGGCCCAGCGGGGCCCGTCGTAGCGGGAGCGAGGCTTGGCGTGGCCGGTCGGCGCTTCGGGGTGACGCGGTTGTGGGGTGCTGTCGGCGATGAACCGATCGTTCTGGTGGCGTTTGGGGAGGGCTCCGGAGAGACCCGCGCCGAATTCGGCTTTGGGGATCGCGCGCAGTCGGTCGATGGTTGTTTCGTTGGGTCCGCTGATCACGCGGCTTTCGGGGTCGTAACGGAGGCGCTCTTTGGGGTCGTGCGTTGCGAGGGCGCGGCGTTGGGCGCTGGTGTAGTCGTTCAGCGGCGGGTCGAGGCGTCCGCGGCGCGGAGTGCGGTCTTCGAGATAGGGCTCAGGGCGGCGGGGTGTCGCGTTGGGCGCTCGGAGGGCGTCGTCGGCCTGCTGTGAGCGGTAGGCGGGCAGCTCTTCGGGCTTGGCGGTGCTGCCGTGTTGAATGTCGAGGTACGGCTTTTGGTTGCTGTGTTTGTAGGCTTCCGAGGCGAGGGCCCCGCCGGTGTTGACGACGCCAGCAACCAGCTGGTTGACGACGGAGTTGCGCAGGCGTTTGTCGGCGAGCTCGCGCTCGAGTTCCATGCGCTCTTTGTTCATCTGAAGGTCGGCGCGGTTGCGCGCGAGCTGTGTCAGATAGCCGCTGGTGCCGTAGCTGGGAATTCCGGACATCAGGCCTCCGGCGTGTTGGCGTAGGTGACCCACAGAATGTGTTGGAATTCAGGTCCGAGTGCGGCCCATTCCTTGTCGTCGTAGGGGGCGTTGGGCGGCGATTTGGCGTAGAGCCCGGTGTCGGGGTTGTAGGCCGTATTGAGTTCCCAATAGGCGTGCTGCTGCTCTTTGGACAGCTCGGCCCAGTATTTGCCGCCGGGGTAGTGCGGGGGCTGGGACGGGTGCTCTTTGGGGGGAACCCAGTTGCCGTCTTCGTCGTTGTAGCCGTCGTTGGGGCCAGCGTCTTCCTGTGGATCACCCTCGGGGATGGTGTCGTCGTCGTCTTCGAAGTCGCCGGAAATGCCGACGCTCTTGGGTGTGCCGTCTTCGTTGGCACCCCAACTGCTGGTGTCGATGACGGTGCCGTCGGGGAGGAGGTTCTGAAGGGCGCTGCCCTTGAGCCCCTGCTGGGACATGATGAAGGCGTTGAGCAGGGCGTTCCAGTCGTTGGATTTCTCGTCCTGGTCCTGCTGGTGTCCGAATTTGTCCTGTTCGAGGTCGTGCATTTCCTCGAAGATCGCCATCTTCTGCTCTTCGCTGAGCATGTGGCCGTAGAGGCTGGCGACGGTCTTCAGCTCGTTCAGCCGCTCTTCGATGGCGAGCTGCTCGTTCTTGAAGTGAATGTCGTTGACCTGGGCTTGTGCCTGGCTGTCGACGGCACCGAATCCGGAGCCGACGAGGCCGGATGCGCCGAAGCCGCGAGCGCCCATCTGCTGGGAGAGGTTCGCTTTGGCCTGTGCGGCGGCTTTCGTGACCATGTCCTCCTGGCCGGCGAGTGCTTCGTCGGTCAGTCCGTAGTCTCCGGTGCCAGTCAGGGCCTCGTGGAGGGCCCACTCGGCGTCGGTCTTCGTGGTGTCATCGTCGGTTTCGTGCGGGTTCGCGTCGTGGTCGTGTGGATCGGGTTCATCGTCGATGTCACTGGTTTCGTCGTCGTCAGGCTGGCCACCGGCCAGGGCGTCGAGGAAGTTGATGAGATCGATGTTCTGGGGGTTGTTCCAGCCGTAGAAGGGCGAGTCGGGCTCGTCGGTCGGATCGGCTGCGCCGAGGATGTCGATGTCGACGGGGAGGTCGAATTTCCACGGGGCGAGGGGGTCGGAGTCGGAACCGTCGCCTGCGGGGTCGGAGTCGGGGCCGGGTCCGGAGTAGCTGTTGGGGTCGCTACCGTAACCGTAGTTGCTTCCGGCGCCGGGTAGCGGGACGGCGGTGCCAGCGTCGGGGTTGGGGTTTTGTGGTGATCCGGGGTCGTCCGGGGTCTCAGGGGGGCCTCCGGAAAACTGGTCTGCGATGACCGGAGCCTGGTACTGCGGCTGCTGGTGTGGGGTCTGCCAGCCGAGGTTTTGCTGCGGCTGCGGCTGGGTCTGGGGAGGCCCGAAGCCGGTGCCCGGCTGGGGTTGTTGACCGAAGCTTGGCATGGTCGGGGGCGGCTGTGCCGGGGACTGGGCTTGCGGTTGGGGCTGGAAACCCTGTGTGCTGTTGCGCAGCTGTTGTGCGGCTGCCTGGCGGGGGTGCGCCTGTGGGCGGGGTTGTGCAGGCTGCTGGCGTCTGGGTTGTGCGGGTTTGGGCTGCGGTGCGCGCGGAGCTGTGGCGGTCTGCGGTGTGGGGGGTGCGCCGTTCGCACGTTTCTTTGCGGCCTGCGCGAGCAGGTTGCCGCCCCGACCGGGGGCTTGCGGTTGCGGACGCTGCATGCCGCCGCCGCGGGGGCTGTATCCGTTTTTGTACATCATGGTGCGGTGTCGTCCACGAGAAGGGCTTTGCAGGTGATGACGATCGTGAAGTCGGTGACGGTGTCGCCGCCGCCGCCGGTGGCTTCGGTGAGCTTGATGAAGCAGGTGTCGCCAGCCGAGAGGCTCGACTCCAGGAAGTCCGTGGTCGTCACTGCGGTGTCGTCGGCGACTGTTTCGAAGGCGGTGGCCTGATCGATGATCGCGGTGGCGGCGCCTTTGATCCACTCGCACTTGACGGTGCCGCCGCTGGCGCTGCTGCCGTGGGCGAGCGAGACCTCCAGTGGGATGAGGGTCATGCCGGTCGGCACCTGCCAGCGCGGAAAGGATTTGGTTGCGGCGGACGTGAGCGTTGCGACGTACGTGATCGGGATGACGAAGCGGGCGCAGTTCGTCGTGAGGTTCGTGGTGTCGAGGGTGGCCGACCACGTCACGATCGTCGCGAAGTTTGTGTTTACCTCAGCTGGGTCGGCTGTAGCGCCGCCAGAGAAGCTGTTGGGTATTGTAAGGGCTCCCAATCAATTTCCAGCCTGGGCGGGCTCGGGTTGGGCGTAAAGGCACAATAGCACAGCGATTGTCAACGGCGTTAGTTGATGCGTTGTGCGCCTGCGTTCAGCTGGACGGCGGAGTCTGGGACGTTGTTCAGGCCGAAGATGTCGATGACGTCGGTGGCTACGTTGGTGCAGCTGTTTCCGATGAACGTGGAGTAGGTGACGGTGTTGGGGGCCAGGATGGCGTCTGAGCCGGTGAAGGTGGGGAATGTGTTGTGGCTGACGTCCATGGTGTTGGACGTCCCGGTAAACTCGATTGCGGCCCCGGTGGTGCGCGCGGTGATGCGGTTTCGGCGAATGTAGCGCTGGTTGCCGTTGCCGAAGTTCAGGGCCTGAAAGCAGTCGACGAATTCGCAGTCTTCGATGGTGATCCAGGCGGTGTTCGTGGTGATCGCGGCGAAGGTGGTCGCTGCATCTTCGATGCGAAGGCCGCGGAGGGTGACGTTGCGAGCTGTGATTTGAAGCATCGAGGCGGTGTCGGCGGTGGTGGTGCGCTTGAAGGTGGCGACCCCACGTCCGTCGATGACGAGGCCCCCGCGGCTGATGTCGAAGCCGCCTGCGGGGAAGTACCAGGTGCCCTCGGTGAGGGTGATGTGCAGGGGGTCGGGGTGTAGCAGCGTGGGGTCGCGACCGGCGTGGCCCTGGTTGATCAGCCATCTGAGCGATTGGTTGGGGCGTCCGATCAGGCCCAGGTCGTGGGTGCGTGTGGACGCGGCCTCGGCGAGTTGGGATAGCCCGCGTTGGGGCATCGTGGCCGGGTAACGGCGGAGGGGAACGGGGTTGCGTGTGGGCCGGCCGTTGCTCATCGGGTGCTACCGGAGTCGGTTTCGACGCTGATGCAACTGAGGTGAACGAGGGGAGCTCGGGCTTCGTCGTCGGCGTCGTCGAGGAATCCGACGCGGAGCCAGCGCCCTTGACCTGAGGCTTCGACGCGGGACGCGAACGTGTCGACGTGCTCCCAGGAGCCGCCGGTGGCGCCGTCGTGCCACGTCATGTCGTTCCAGAAGTTGCCGTTGGAGGGCGACGGGTGCAGCTTGACGTCGCCTTGTTTGGAAAGGGTGCTGGTGTTGTGTGCGGCGTTTTCGCTTTCGACGATGTATTGCGGCGGGTCGGTCAGAAGGCTGGAGTCGCCCTTGCTGAGAATGTGGAGGCGAATGTCCTTGGCGCGCAGGACGTGGTCGTTGTGCTTGAAGAGGCGTCCGGTCACGTAGGCGACGGGGATGCCTTTGGCGTCGGTGTCGTTCCCGTCGCGAATGTAGGAGCCGTAACGTTGCAGCTCGCCGATGGAGTTGGTGGAGAAGATGCGTTCTGGGCCGTGGGCCTGATGTCGTATGGAAACGGCGTTGACCATGCAGCTGGCGGCGTCACCGTTGGTGCGGTCGGCGGGGCGCATGGTGTACAGCGACCAGGCCTGTAGGACGTAGTCGAAGACGAGGGTCCAACAGCGGGCATTGAGCGTTCGGCTGTTCGTGTCGATGCTCCACCAGATCTGGTTGGCCTCCTGATAGTGGACGGCAGCTGTGCGGTGCATCGTGTTGTGGTTGATGTGAGGGGGCCACGCGATGTCTTCTGCGAGCGTTTGCATTGCCCAGGGGAGCTGAGTTTTGCCGAAGCGGCCCGTCCAGATGGCGTCGATGGGGCTGCTGAGCTTGGCTACTTCGCCCGCCTGGGACAGTGAGTACACACCGTTGCGGCCCATGAAGAAAAGTTGGCCCGCTGCCTGGATGATGCTGTGTGGGCTGACGCATCCGACGGTGGCGTTCACCTTGTGCAGAGCGAAGGTTTCGTCGGTGCCGCCGGTCATGAAGTAGATGGCGCTGACGGTGAAGACCACGAGGTTTTCGGCGAAGCTGACGAGCCCCGTCACTTCCTCGAGTTCTTCGACGGCGAAGAAGTGGTGCGCCTGCACGGCGGCCCAATCGAATTCGTCGCTGTATGTGACGACGTGAGGGCCGCGGGCCAGCGTGAAGCGTTCTCCGTCGCTGTCGGAGATGTAGGCTTCTTTGACGAGGATCTGGTCATCTTCGAGCGGGTTGCTCAGGCGGGTCTTTGCAGTGCGGCCCCACCCGGCCTGGTAGAGGCGTCCCTGATGTTCGGTGGTGATCCAGCCGCGCGGGGTGGAGTTGGCGTAGGCGAAGTTGACGCTGTTCAGGCGAATGGTGTCGCCGCCGTTGGACACCGTGTCCATGTCGACGCGGCGCAGGAACAGTTCCGGGTCGTTCGGATCGAAGATGTACAGCCCGCACGTCGTGGCGATCCACGTGACGAAGCGGGCGTCGTTGGTGGCGGTGGGGATGGTGCCGTTGACCATGGTGCAGCGGAAATTCCGGGTGGGGATTTCGCCGAATTCGTCCGTGAGGTCTTGGGTGGTCGAGTGGAGTATGTCGCCGTTCAGGTCGAAGAGCGTGAAGTGAATGTCGTGCGTCGTGGCGATCGCGCCGATCAGCAGGATGAATTCACGCCCGTTCGGGTCGTGGGTGACGTGGAGGTAGCCGCCGAGGGCCTGGCCGGTCGAGAGCACCTCGAAGCCGTAGCGGGGAGCTGCGTCACCGGCGTGGAAGTCGACGTTGATCGCGATGTCGCAGTGCTTGTCGGTTTGGAGCGAGTCGCGCCAGTCGAGTCCGTGAAACGGGCCGGCGATGGGCGTGGGTCGGCGGCGTGCTGCGCTGGGCATCAGCCGCTCCGGCGGGTGATGACGCGGCGCGGGCGTTGGATGGTGCGGGTGTTCGCGGTGCCTTCCAGTTGCATTTCGGTCTCGGCCCACAGCTGTTGGACGATGGGGTTGTCGCCGTCCTGCTTGGCGTTCATCAGCCAGGCGAGGCGGTAGGCGACGGCGTCACCCCAGGCTTCAGCCTTGCCGTTCAGCACTTCGTCGTTGGGATCGTCGTCGCTTGTGTCGTGCTTCAGTTCGAGGGGCTTCGGGATCCACGCGATTTCGATGGTGCGTCCGTTGCCGGGTGTGGGAGCCACGTAGAACCGATCGCCCTGGAGGCAGTAGTAGGTGGTGGACCAGTTGCCAAGGGACGATGCCTGGCGGTGGCGCTGCGAGCGCTCGGTGAAGCGCATGGGTAGCCAGTCCCACGGGCGGTTGCTGTTGCTGACGGCGCCGCTGGTTGGCTTCTCGACGACGGCGAGGATTTTGTAGGGCTCTTCGCCCAGCCCGTTGGGTGCGGCGTCGGTGATCGTGAGGAAGTCCGCGTTGGATGGGACGCTGACGTCGGTGACGCTCAGGAACAACTCGGGGTTGGTTTTGATGAGCTTCCGGTAGACATACAGGTTAGCCTGGTTGATCCAGCGGGTCTGCTCGGCGTCGGACCAGTAGTCGTTGGTCTCGGCGTCGAGCAGGTCTTTGGCGAGCTGCTTGACGTCTTTGACCGTGTAGACCGGGATCGGGGTCGTGGTCGCTGCCATGGCTTAGGCCGCTTTGGGCTTGCGTCGGCCACGGTCGACGGAGCGGATCGCGCCGATCCGTCCCTTGCGAGGCATGTTCCAGGTGCCGAGGCTGTCTGCGTATTTCTTGAAGGGCTCCCATGCTTCCTTGGCGCGGTCGCGGAAGGTGCTCTTGATGCGCTCAGCGGCGGTCAACTCGTCGAGCTCGTGTATGTCGAGAGCCTCGGCGATGGCGTTGGCGCGGTTGTACGTGTCGCACTTCTGGAGGAAGGGGATCACCCGCGCGTCGGCGACGTGGATTGGCGTTCCGGTGTCGTCGTCGACGAGGTGTTTCCAGACCACGGGGACCATCTCCTGATGGCAGCGTTCCTTCTGGAAGTAGTGCGACACGACGGTGCGGAGGCAGAGTCGCGCGAGAACCCAGCAGCCGCCCGATCCGTCTGGATTTTCGGCCTGCGAGTCCCAGCCGACCAGTAGGCGATCGTCGTGAAGCGCCTGTTGCAGTCGGCGTGAGTGCGGGTTCCGCCAGCGGATGCGGCGGGACCGCTTGTATCGGTCCTCGCTGATCTGCATGTCTTACGCGCTCTGCTCCTGGAAGCGGTCGCCGTCGGTGCCGAAGTCGGAGTTGGGCAGCTTGCCGTCGCGGCCTCCGGTGAAGCGCTCGTTGAAGCTGATCTCGATACCGAGAAGGCCGAGGTCGCTGATGTTGGCGTCGGCGGAGTCCATTTCGAGGGAGAAGGCGAGATAGGCCGAGTCTTCGCCGAAGTTCGAGGCGAGGATCACGCCGTTGGAACCGCCGGTGCCGCCCAGGGCGACCTCGATCTGGTTGGCGGTGCCGGTGGTCGTGTAGTCGCCGGTGCTGGTGAAGAAGCCGGTGTCGAGTGCGGTCGAGGGCGCGGCGATGGCGTCGCCGATGGCGAAGACGTCGAAAAGGCCCTTCCAGTCGACGAAGTCAGCGGCGTCGGAGGAGTCGCTGACCCACACGGGACGGATCTGAATGTCCTGAGTGAGATCCCAGTTAGTGGGGATGCCCATGAAGTGGCTGACGATGTCTCCGTCGTTGACCATGTCGGCGACCACGATGCCGGTGTGTGCCCACTCGACGAGTCCGCCAGCTGTGCCGGTGTCCGCCGCGGTGGCATCGACAGCCTTCATGATGGAAGGATCGGTGTTACGCGCGTTGGCTGAGCTGTTGTTGCTGATGGCGTACGAGGCCAGGTTGTACGCGGGGATGAAGAGACGGCCGAAGCGGCTTTTGATGTTGAAATTGTCGATCACGGGATGCTCCTTGCGAAGTTGCCCACCGCTCGCGTGGGCACGGTTTTACCCCCCGTCGCGCCGAACGGGGATACCAGGCTTGGGACCGTGAGGGGCGCATCCCGTGTGTGGGTAGAAGGTGACTCGGAGGGGGCGAGCCGAGCCCGCCCGGATCGACCGCCCCCTCCTCGTCAGGGCGTTTGTGTCGCCCGTAGCCCCTACCCCAGTAGGTCACGGACGCGCCCATTTGCGATTACTGCGGCGTGATCAGCGTCGACGAGTTGATGGCGATGTCGTCGAGGAGCCCGTGGGCGTTGCGCTTGGTCACGAGCAACTCCAGAATCGCTCCGAACGCGGCCTCGAAGTCGGCCTTGTTCGTCACGCGGGAGAGCACCGCGCCGTCGTCGTCGAGCCACCGGAATTTGTCCTGGTAGCCGATCTTGATGGCTTTCAGATCGAGGAAGTACAGCTTGTTCAGGAAGCAGTGCCGGTCGCTGACGATGGGCACGTCCATCTTGCCGTTGTTCCAGGTGAGGAAGCTGCGGACGAAGCCGCCCTTGAATTTCAGGGGGACGTAGCGGACGTCCCCCTCCATCAGCTTCTTGACCTCGCGCACGGCGCTGTTGTGGCCCGTGATGTAGTTCGGCCGGGTTCCCGATTTCTCGTTGATCCCGTCGATCATCGCGTCCATCAGCTCGTGACTGAGGTTGCGGTTGGTGCCGCTGTTGCCGTTGACGTGCGAGGTCCACGTGGTGTTCGCGGACACGTCGATGCCCTGGAAGTCGTCCACGTTGGCGTCGTCGTCCACGCACCAGGTCAGGCCCGTGAGCTCTTCGCGGTAGGAGACGAAGCTGCTGTCACCGACCGTGAGGACGGCGGTGGCATCCCAGGAGGGGACGGTGGTGTGGACGGCGTCCCACGTCATGGTGAACGTGGTCCGGCTGTCGACGCTGGCCACCTGGCCGAAGGCGAACGCGGTGTCGTCGCCGGTTGCGGTGGTGAGGTCTCCGGCGGCGCCGACGCTGGAGCCGGTAACGCCGTTGGCGGTCGCGGAGTCGAGCGCGTTGTCGCCGAGTCGCAACTTCATTCCGGCGTGGACGAAGTGGGTGTCGGTGACGGTCACGGTGGTCGTGGTGGCACCGGCTGCGGAGCACTCGGCGATGACGCCGGTGATGTACTCGTTGGCGTTGGTGACGGTCGACAGGGTGTCGATGTTCAGACCGTGCAGTTGGCGGTTCAGCGAGTGCATCAGCTCCAACGACAGGTCGCGCATTTCGGCGTCCATGGCGTCGGCGAACGCGGCTTTGTCGCCCTTGGAAGCGGTCATGACGCGGTTCGACAGCTGGATGCGACCGTAGATCTCTTTCGGGACCACGGTGGCTTTGCGGCGTGTCTGGTTTCCGGCGGTCGGAAGCAGAGCGGACTCGGCGACGGCGCCGACGCCACCGCTGCGTCCGGTGTGGACCGGCCAGATGAGGCCGCTACCGGCGATCTTGCACTCGGAACCGGCCTCCTTGAGCGCGTCGAAGAGAACGACCTCTTCGTTGAGGATCGATTCGAGAGCGGGTCCGTAGTATTCCTTGAGGACCGCGCTGAAGGTTGATGTGGTGACGGACATGGTTTAGCTGCTCCTGATTAGCGGTTGACCAGCCGGTCGAACAGCTCCACAGTCGCCTCGCGTGCTTCATCCAGAGAGTTGACCTCACGGTGTTCTACCAGGCCGGTCTGACCGCTCGGCATGAGCGATCGGGACGGCGGAGCAGCTGGGCGCTGCTGCGCGGCGTGGTAGTCCATTGCGCGTTTCGAAAACCAGTCGTGGCTGCTCTTGGCGAGAGCGCGGACGTTGGCCCGCGGGTTCGCCAGAATGCCGTCGAGCACCTGTTCGGGGACGAGGTAGGGATACTCCGCGCGTGCGGCTTGTATCTCGCTCTCGATCCGGGTCCGTTCGGATGCGACCTGGAAGTCGTGCCAGCGCTTCTCCTGGGCTTTGAGCTGTGCCTGTTGGCGATTGATCAGGTCTTCGTGAGAGCTGAGCTTCTCGCTGAGCCGCTGTTCGATGGGATCGACCCATTCCTCAGTGGCTGCTGGTGGCGCGGCAGCTGGTTGGTCCTGGAGTTTTTGAAGGTGAGGCTGAACCTGCTGGAAGTAGTTCGCGGCTGTCTGTAGCTGCTGCTCGAGCGTCCGGTTGCGTGCCTCCAACTGCTCTGAGCGCGTGCGCTCGCCTTGCAGTTGGGTGCGGGACTCGTGAAAGCGCGAGTAGGGGACCGGGCCCTCGTCGTTACCCTGCTCCGACCCGATGTCGCTCGGGCTGGCGTGTGCGGGGTGGGTAGCGACAGTTGGCTCGGTCGAAGGAGCAGCCGGCGGCGCTGCGGATGGAGCAGCAGCAGGTGCCGCGCTCTCGCCCGTTGATACGACCTCGAATGGTGCGTCGTCTGCCATGGATGGCTTCCTATGGTCCGTGTCGTGGTGCCTTACGAGTTGACGCCGCGACTACCCACGGCTGTCCTACGAACGGTAGCGGAGCTATCAGTGGGGTGTCAACCGTGTCCTTTTGCGGATAGCAGAAAGTGGACATCTATGGGGTGCGCGCTAGCGTTTGTAAGCGGAGAGAGGCTGGCCGAGGAAGGAGCCGGTGCCGGGGCCGCTGATGACGTATTTGTCTTTGGGCTTTTTGGTCGGCGCGGGGGGACGGGTCTCGGGTCGGATGGTCTTGAAGGAGTCGCGTAGTTGTTGTGTAGCGTCGTTGGTGGGATCGGGTGTGGGGTCGAGGAAGTCTGCGGGAGGGCGTTCGGAGTTGCCGTGTTGGAGTTGGCGGAGGATCTCCTGAAACATAGCGGTGCGATCGGGCTTGGGCGCGGGTTGGCCGTCGGGGGCGTTGTTGCCGTGGACGGTGTCGTGAAAGAGGGCCGCGATGTTGCCGTAGGTGTCAGCGCTGGGCTTGTGGGCGCCGTACCAGTTCGTGTTGACGACGTCGTCTACGTGACGGTCGAGGGCGAGGTCGTCTACCTCGAAGCGTTGTGTGGATAGTTCTCGTTGTTTTTCGCGGAGGGCCTGGATGAAGGGATCGGACTCCTGCTGGCCTCGCTGGGCGAAGGCTTTGAAGGGGTTGCCCATCTAGTAGCCCTGTTCGAAGTAGGGCACGCCGGGACCGTGCGGCCCCTGATTGGGATAGGTTTCGGGCATGTTGGGGACCGGAGGCTGGGCGGTGCCCATCGGCGCGGGTGCGACCGGCATTTGCGGGGGCATCGGCGGCTGGCCTCCCATTGCCTGCATCTGGGCGGCCATCATGTCTTCGGGGGCCATCCCGAAGGGGTCGACGGGTGGTCCCGGTTGGGGTGGGGGCTGCATGCCGGGTTGCGGGGGTTCACCGGGCATTGCGTCGGGAGGCAGCTGGTCGCCGATGAGGTGTCGCCACCAGGGGACGCCCTGCTCATTTTGCGAGGCGTAGTAGTAGTGCCAGGCGAGGTGGTCTTCGAGGCGTTTCTGGGCGTCAGGGGACAGAAGTCGGTATTCCACAGAGAGCATGAAATCCCGCAAAACGTCGATGTGGACGTCATGCGATTCCCAAGGCCTGGGCTCGACGGGGTCGCCGTCGATGAGGAGGGTGATCTCCTCTCGCGCCGCCTGGCGGTCTCGGTTGTTGTCTCCATAGACGGCGTCCATTTCGCCGAATTCCAGCATTTTGCGGGCGCGGCTCTGCGTGGTGGGGTCGCTGGGATCGCCCAAAATTCCCTGCTGGAAGTATTGGACGATTTGTTCCCTGCGGAATGAGATATGGCGGGGCAGTGAGCTGTTTGGAGTTACCCGTACGTCGGTACTTCTAATGTATGAGCGGTGGAAGGCGATGGCCTCGATCGCGCCGTTGGCACCCATGGTGCGCAGCGTTTTCTCGATGGTCATGTAGTCGCGCCAGTAGCGGAGCAGTCGGGAGGCGAGTTGTTTGACGCCGATCTCGTATTCGCGGACGAGCGGGCCCAGGAGGGTGGCTTCGAGGTCCGTGGCCATGCCGATGGTTCGACCGGAGAGGCCGCTGGGGATGCGACCACGGGCGAGGTCGCTGACGCCAGCGAGGGTCCAGATGTGTTCGATGGCTTCCTGGGCGATCAGTCCGTGCTCGGGGCTGAGCGGCGGGGGGCTGACCGGACGCGGGGGCGGCTTGCTGGGATCGTAGGGGATGATCTCCCCCGGTTCGTCGCTGATGAAGTCGCCGGGGACGCTGCCCTCGGCGACGAGCCATTTGGGGGACGCCATTAGGTTGGCGTTCTCGATGCGCTGCGACGATTTCTTGTTCAACTCCTTTTGGGGAGCGATGAGATCGCGAACGGAGCCTTCGCCGGGGAGGCGCCCGGGCACCGGCTTGTGTCGGATGATGATGAACGGCAGTTCGTTGTGTGGGAGGTAATCGGCCTCTTCGAGGAGGACGTTGCCAGCGACGACGGCGTAGTAGCCGCGCGGGTGTCGGGGGCTGGGGCGTTCGAAGTATTCGACGACCTTGACGCGGTCGACGAGTGCATCCTGGCCTGCTTCCTGACCGCGGAAGGTGGCGAGGATCTGGGCTGCGTAGTTGTCAGCTGTCCAGCGGTTCTGAGGCTGGACGTAGTGGCCGCGATCGGGCCAGCCGTTGCGCACCTCGTCGATGTGCATGCTGGTTTCGTGGAAGGCCCAGCGAATGTGCTCGGAGTCCTTTCCGCCTGGATCCCAGCCAAACTCCATGATGGTGATGGCTTCGACGCGGGGCCCGCCGGTCTTTTTGTAGGTGGGCTTGGCGTCTTCGGGAATGCGGTCGGCGTACAGTTCGGCGGCGCGGGCTTCGGGGTCGCCGGGCTGGACGACATACTCGTCGCCGCGTTCGGGATCCCAATAGGTCTTCAGCACGCCGGTGCCGGTGACGAAGGCCAGTTGGATGGCCTCGGTGAGTACGCCCTGGACGTTGTAGGTGTCCCATACGTGGTCCAGGAGATGGTCGCAGGCGCGGGCAGCGTCCTGGTCGGCTTCGTCGGTGGTGGCCGGAAGGCAGGTGACGGCTGGGCGGTTTTCGGTGGTGCGGGCGACGAGGGTGTCGACGGCGGCGCGGGTGTAGTTCAGGCTCATTCGGACGCGCCAGTCCTCCTGCTCCAGCTCTTCGAGGCGTCCGGCGAAGTCGTTCCAGTGGACGTAGTGTTTGCCGGTGTAGAAGGCCAGGGAGAGCCATGCTTCGCGGAGCACTTCGCGTTTGGCGCGATTGGCGGTGTCTACCTGCTTCATGACGTATTCGAGCGCGGAGGACTGCTTCTCGGTGGGGCGGTAGTCGCTGTCGTCCCGATGCGCGTGCTGGTCGTATTCCGCGTAAGCGGAACGGATGGCGGAGTCGGTCATGGGTTAGCGACCTGCCTGGCTGGCGGTTCGTTTGCCCTTGAGGAGCAAGCTCGCGATCTGAGCGGGGGAGAGGAAGCGGTTGTTCTTGCCGAGTGTGACCTTGGGTTGGGGCTCGGCGAGGTTGGGAGCGGTTGGGGAGGAGGTGTTGGTGACACCGCTGCGCATCTGTCGGGCCGCGAGGCGGGTGAGCTCGGAGGAGTCGAGATCGGGGTGGCGTCCGGAGGATTGCTCGCGAGTGTATTCGTCGAAGGCGTTGTAGGCCGCGGGTCCGCCGCGGAGTCGCTGCTCTGCGTTCATGTACTGAGGAATGGGCATCAGTAGGCCCCCCGGTAGCGGTCGCGAAGCGATTGGGCCGCGCTGAGCCGGACGTCGGGGGAGTTGTCGAGCTGAGCGAGCGGGCTGGAGGAGGAGCTGCCGGGGGTGAAGGCGTCCCGGTAGGAGGGTGGGGTGGGTGTTTGCCCCGGCATCGCGACCTGTGGTTGCAGCTTGGGCTTGGGCGGCGTCGGCGGGGTAGCAGGGGTGCTGGCGGCACCGCCGAAGAGGGCTCCGAGAATACTGCCGATGGCGGCGACCGCTGCGCCGACGGGGCCCGTGGCCCCGGCGATGGCGGCACCGGCGGTCCCGAGGGCGCCACCGATTCCGGCTCCGGTGTTGGTGCGGTCGACACCCGCTGTCCCGGGCTTACCGCCGTCGTTGGTCGGGAAGTGGTGGGTGAAATTAGGGACGGCCACGGCCACGCCTCCGTTCGCGAAGGGTGTCCTCGAAACGGTCCTGGTGGAGCGTTCGGAAGAGATCCCATTCGCGGTCAGGGGCGAGCCTGGTTTCTGGCGTCGGGGTAGACGTCTGGCGGTTTCGGGGCGGGTGAAACCGTGCGCCGAGCAGGTAGCCGATGGCTATCCCGGCAAAGAGCGTGAGGAGCAGCGCGGTCATACGCGGCTCCCCAGGTGCCGGTCGCGGCGCGTGTTACTGCGTCGACGGCGGGCAAATCTATCATGGGTGCCGGGACGTTTGCGTGTCAACGGCTTACGTGTGACGGGTGGACCGAGTTCGCGGTCGAGGAAGAGGGCGAGCGCTGTCGCCATGATGGCGTCGTCGTGTTTGTCGGCCATGTGTGTGGGTTTGCCGTTCGCGTCGTAGACGTAGGTGGTGCATTCCTGCCAGAACCGGCGGTCGGGATCGGTGAAGGTGTCGTTGCGGATGGCGTCGGCCAGATGGTCGATGGCGATCTGTCGTGTGCGGCGGTTGGTGATGAAGCCATACATGTCGGCCCAGTTGTTTCCGGCGCGAACGGTGCGTCCGCTGTCTCGTCGGTAGAGGCGGCGGTAGCCGGTGTCGAGGATGGCGCGAACGGTGGCCCAGCCGTGCTGGTTGCCCTCGGGGATGATGTAGGCGCCGCCGTATTTGCGGGCGACGTGAACGGCTTGCTGGCCGAGCGATTGCGGGTCGGTGTAGCCGTAGAACGTGGCGACGAAGTCGCGGGCGTGACGGTCCCATACGCGGATGGCGGCGTAGTCGCCGTGGGTGACACCGGCTGCGGAGTCGGTCGCGACGATGTAGTCGTGAGTGGGGTCGGGCTCGACGTGGAATTGCCATTCGTCGCCCATGGGGTCGAGAACGAGGTTGCCGTCGTCGTCGTGGTGAAGTCGCCCACCGAAGGCGGTGTCGTCGGGCGGCGGCTGGCGCAGGTGCTGGAGGATGCGGTGCTGGTCGAAGACGGTGCGTCCGGACGTGACGAAAGCGACCTGCCAGCTGATGGGGAATTCCTGATCGAAGCGGTCGAGGTCGTTGCGGAATTTGGAGCGTAGGGTGCGTATGGACCAGGCGGTCTCACCGGCGGTGAGCTGGTGTGCGATGGCGCGTTCGAGCCAAATCTGGGGGTAGTTCAGGCGGGTGGCGCAGCGCTTGGCACCGGCCAGATCGTCGTTCGAGGCGCGGTGCAGCATTTCGTCGTGGGTGCGGGCGATGTCGTCGCGGACGGTGAGGTTGTATTTGGGCACGCCCTGGTAGCTGAAGAAGAAGGGTTTCCAAAGGCCCCCGATGGGGTGGCTTTCGACGGCGTCGGTGTAGCGCTGAAAGAAGGAGCCGGCTGCGCCGCCGCTCGTTGATTCGATGAAGACAGCTGTGCCGTCTACGTCCTGTAGTGGGGAGAGGCTGGCCTGGAGGACGTCTTCAGCGCTGGTCGTGGACCGGCTGCGGTCCCACAGTCCCAACTCGGAAATGTGAAAGGCGGAGGGGGTGTCGCCACGGGCGGCTTCGGTGGAGCCCTGTGTGACGGCTTCCAGCATCGAACCGCGGTCCTTCCAGTACAGGCCGTTGCCGCTGACGGATGCGGCGCAGCGGTCGATGATGGCGGTGGGGAGCTCGCGGTTGAAGATGCGCGCGATCTCGGCGATGCGGTTGGTGCTCTTCTGGAGGTGGGCCACAACCTGAGCGCGTACGTGCTCGAAGAAGATGCACTGGTGGTAGAGCCAGGCTTCGAAGAAGGTCGAGAAGCCGAGTTGGCGGCACTTGGCGATGATGATGCGGATCGGCATCTGCGCGCGTTGGCAGTGCTCGATGTACTGAAGAACGGCTTCCTGGTACTCGTTCAGCTCGAAGGGAACGAGTTGCCAGCGTCCGTCGCGAAGTACGCGGATCTTCAGGCACGTTCGCGCGAAGAAGCGGAAGTCGTATTTGCAGCGATTCCAGAATGCTGCGCGGGAGTTGTCGGACAGAAACGGACAGCCTTGGGCGGGCTGTTGGGTGCAGTATAGCGGAGGTCAGCCTGCGTAGAGGTTGTGACCGATGGTCCCGAGCACGAGCAGCGTTGCGAGTGTCCACAGAACGAGCACGGAAATGTGCGGCACCGTGCGCCGAGGGGGCGGCTTGGGCGGCAGCACGGGACCGCGGTAGGGGCGGAAGACGTTCACCCGAGTGTCTCGGCGGTTTGCCGGAGCTGTTGCTGGGCGTTGCGAAGGGTGTTGCGTGCGGCGTCGCCGGTGGCGTCCTGCGGGAGTTGGCTTTCGAGCTGTTGCAGGGTCTGTCGGACGACGAAGAAGCCACGGCGGGCGTCGTTGAGTCGGGTGTCGGCGTTGGTCATGTCTGGGGGGTCCTTGTTGTTGCAGATGGGGCAGGGGACGTAGACGACGCACGGATAGCGTCCGCGTCGTTCGGCGGAGGCCTGTTGTGTCGGGGGGGCCTGGACGGTGCCCAGGCCGTGGCAACGGTGGCAGTCAGCGGACACGTTCACCTCGTTCCGCGGGACAGCGGGTGCATTTGACGACGGAAACGACGCCGGTTTCGGCGTTGCGGATCCATGGGGCGAAGTCGTGGTAGCCCTTTTTGCAGAGGCGGGAGAACCACCAGCGGAGGAGCCACTCCATCAAGCGCCGACCGCGGGCGGGATGACCTCGCCGGTGTCGGGGTCGACCTCTTCGACGGTGATCGGCTCGGGGAGCAGGTCGATGACGGGGGCGTCGGCGTTGCCGTAGACGGTCTCGTCGATGGCGGCGGCGTGTTGGAGCTTGGCCGACGCCGGGAGCATTTTGCTCAGTCGGCGGACGACGGTCTTCTTGGCCATTTCGACGTAGTTGGTCTGCCAGGGGTTCTGGCGGTTGCTGGTGAGCTGACTCGCGCCGATCTGGTCGATCTCGTCGCGGGTCATGACGTCCAGCCATTTCCATTTGTCTCCGTCGCCGTCGGTGGCGCGGCACCAGACGTAGGTGAGTTCGGCGCTGCGTCGTTTGCGGTTGTGGATGATGGGCTGATCGGGGCTGGAGGGCTGTTCGCGCCAGTCGTCGCCTTCGTACACCGGAACGGGGACGTGGATGGTGACGCCAGCGTTGCGCGCGATCTCGACGTAGCCGCGGAAGCCGATGATGAGCTTGCACTCGCGGCCGTATGGGACCAGGTGGATCTGCTGGGCAGCGCCGGGTTCGAGTCCGAGCTGGGCAACTTCCATGAGTGCGGCGAGGAGGCTGGCCTCGTCGCACTTGAACAGCTTGGGGTTCTTGCGAAAGTCGGTCGCCAGCAATCGCTCGAAGCGGTCAGCGTCCTTGCGGAGGCGAGCCGGGAGGCTGCGTTGCAGCTGTGCCGACACCGACGTGATCAGCGCGTTGGGGTTGCGCTGTTGGATTGCGGTTCGCGGATTCAGGTTGTTTTGGTCGAGCAGTCCCATGTGGTCCTCTTATTTGATGCGGAAGGTGCGAACGCCGTGGCGGTTCGCCTTCCAGGTGAAGGAGCGCTCACCGGCTTCGCCGATGGTGCTGTCGTGTGCGGCGAGGGCGTGGCAGAGCTGGCCGCTGAGCCAGTCGTAGGCCGCGCTGGCTTCCTTGCGGGCCTTTTGGGCCGTGAGGCAGGCGTCGGCGATGGCAGCGAGTTCGCGCAGGTTGACGGGCTCGTTGGCCAGGTCGGGGTTCAGCGCTGAGAGTTGTTTCCGTGGATCGTTGTCGGCGCGGGATGGCTTGGGCACGACGTTGGGGACGACGTGATCGCACCAGAAGGCGCGGGCAGCTGTGTAGAGCAGCAGCTGGTCGTCGTGGTCCGCCATGACGCGGTAGACGCGGTGGTCGTAACCGTCGATGAGGACGGCGACGAGCCAGCGGTCGACGCCGCTGACCATCATGGACCACTGTGCCTGGCAGTAGGGATCCATGGGGATGATGCAGTCAGCGCCGACGGTGCGGATCGTGCCGTTGGTGTTGGGCCAGTCGCTGCGTTTGCGGCCCGAAGTGTTCTTGATTTCCAGATGGGTGGGTGCGGCGACACGGGGGTCGTGGAGCAGCCCGTCGGGCGAGCAGGCCATCCATGTGATGTCGGTGCGCTGGTTGGGGCACAACTCGAGGCTTTCGTAGCGTACGCCCTCGCCGAGCATAATCGCGGTGGCTTCGCCGATCGCGGCTTCGAGGTGGCGTCCCCAAAACAGGTGGTCGTTGTCGTTCATCGACTCGTGGCGGCGCGAGTAGGCCGTCAGCTGACCGCCGTAGCGGGACAGATCGGTGATGAGCGCGACCTCGCTGGCGCCGATGATGGTACGGCGCCAGACGAGCCAGTTCTCTCGGGAGGTGAATCGGCGCTGCCGATGAGGCCCGGAGAGCGGGTCCGGCAGGGCGGGGATGATGTTGGCTTCGTTATACACGGGGGTCGTCGTCCTTGGGGTGTCGTGGGTCGCCGCCACAGTTGGGGCAGCCGAGTTCGTCGGAGCGCCCGCGGTAGCAGCATTGTTTGCAGTCGATGAGGATCTCGTTGGGGCCGTTGATGTGCTGGTACGGATCGGTGCGTCGTCCGTGATCGACGGGCTGGTCGTGTCTGTGAGACGGGCTGGTCGTGTCCGTGAGGCGGTGGGCAGCGTGGACACCAGTTGTCGTCGGAGTAGCCGGTGTAGCCGCAGTTGGCGCAGGTGCCGTGGGTGAAGCCCATTTCGTCGGCGAGCTCGCGTCGGAGTTCGGGCGTGAAACGTGAGAGCTGGCTCAGGCGGCGGGACATGTGGCTCTCCGTGGTGGATTGACAAAAAAGGGGGTCATAGGAGTCCGTCCAGCAGCGCGTCGGCGATCCACAGCGCGTCGGCTTCGTTGTCGTCGGGCGTCCAGTCGTCTGGACTGCTCTCGCGCCAGCGGTGCTGTGCGGTTTCGATCATGAGTGGTTTGCCGGCGTTGCCTTTGCCGGTGGCGTGGCGTTTCACGGTGGCGACGGGGGCGCCGCAGCACGGGGTGTTCAGTCGCTCGCACTGCGCGGTGAGCATGCCGGTGATCGCGCCGTAGACGTGTGCGGCATCGACACCTTTGTGTTTTGCGACCTCTTCGATGGCGACACAGGGGTCTTTGAAGGTCTGGAGCAGGTCGGAGAAGTGCGCTGCCAGGCGAACAAGGTACATGCCGCTGCCTTCGAGGCGATTGCCACGCAGGCCCCATGTGCCGCTGGCGACTCGGTTGCCGTCGCGGTCGAGCACGGCCCATCCGCAGTGGAGGCCGGGGTCGATCCCGATGTAGTGGCGGGGTGTCATGCGGTGCCGCCCATCCCGGTGCTGGTGACGATCTGCCTGAGCGTGTGGCAGCAGAACGGGGCGGTGGTGGGTGTCAGCTGGAGTGCGCGGCCACGCGCGACGAAGGCGGTGGTGCCGTGGGCGCAGGCCAGGTACAGGCCGCTGCCGTCTTTGGACGGGGCGACCCGGCAGTTGGGCTTGGTGCTCGGGGCGATCATGGGCTGATCCGTGCGGGGTTCATGGTGTCGAGTTGGAGGCGCAGCTCGTCCCAGCCGCGTCCGGAGTCGCCCGGTTGGCCCATGAGAATGACGGTCTTGCCTTCGAGACGGGCGATGTGCTGGGTGAGCGAGATGCGCTGGTAGGGGGTCAGGCGCATGTCGACGTGACCGAAGGCGACGATTGGGGCGGTGTTGTAGCCCTCCCAGGTGTCGACGCTGCGGGTGGGGGCTTTGCGCGCGTCGTGGTAGCGAGCGGCGATGTTGTGCGTTTCCATGAGCGTTTGTGTGAGGAGCAGTCCCGCTTCGAGGGCGCGAACGGGTGCGGCGAGGATGACGATCCACTGAGGAAGCGAACGGGTGGTCAGCTCGTAGAGCGACGGGTGAAACTGTCGGTAGTCGCGGCGCTGAATGGAGGACGGGAAGTTGACCTCGTGGTGCAGCGCGTGGTCGCACCTCGCGGTCCATGTTCGGCCCCGGTCGTCGGTGGTTATGATCCAGTTGGTGTCGTTGCAGCGGTCGCAATCGTGCCGTACCGGGTCGCGGTTGGTTGGTGGCGGGGGTGGAGGCATCTGGTCGGAGATCGGTTTCATGGGGCGGTTCCTTCGTATTCGGCCCAGGCGTCTTTGACCTCGTCGGCGCCGGGGGCGGTGGTGTCGGTGCGGGGTCGGGTCTTGGCCTCGGCCTCGGCTTTGAATCGGGGGATCAGGTCCATGGGGTTGTTGTTGCGGCCGTCTCCGAAGATCCATCCGGGCCGGAGGAGCTTGTCGCCCCACCGACCTTCGACGTCGCGCCACCTGGCGTTGGTGGCGAGGTAGTCCAGGATGGTGGTGAGTGTGGCGACCGGCTCCCATTGGGACTCCTGGCAGGCGACCACGGCCATTTCGACGTAGATTGCGCAGCTGCCGTAGGGGGCCTCGGAGTAGCCCTGCTGGGCCCGGATGCGGTTGTAGTGGGTCAGGACGTCGCGGGCGGCAGCGGTGCCTCCGGTGGATGCGTTCATTTGAGCGATCGCCCCCAACGAGGTGCGGGGTGTTTCGAGCGTGACGCGGGACGCGTGTCCCCCTCCCCCTCCTTCTCCTTTTCCTCCTCCTCCTCCTCCTCCCCCTCCAGCGCGCGCGCGGGGGGACGGGATTTTTCCCGTCTGAGGCGAAGGGGGAGCAGTGGCACGTTCAACTGAACCGGAAGTTTCCGGATCGGGACCGAAAGTTTCCGGTTTGGAACGGAGAAAATCCGGTACGTCGAGCGGCTCGTCGGGGATTCCGGCGGGGAGCGGGAGCGTGAGTTTGGCGCGTTTGTGGATCCGCTGGTGTCGCTGGAAGGTCACGACGATCGCGAGCTGTTCGCCGCGGTCGGTCTCGTAGGGGTAGAGCAACCCCTGCTCGGTGAGTTCGCGCATGACCTCGGCCACGTCGTTGTGAGGCAGGTCGTCGTACATGAATGCGTGGGCCTTGATGTAGCGGGGGTTCCAACGCAGCGCGCCGGAGTCTTCTGCGAGGTTCCAGGACGCGATGAAGAGCAGGCGGGCGCGGGGCGTCAGCTGTCCTACGATCTCGTCAGCCCAAAAATCGGGCTTGATTGAGCGGATCCGGGGCATTCCTTCTCCAAGCGGACGTACCGATCCCGTCCTGCGGGCGGCGGGTGGGGTAGGTCAGCTGGCGGTGCCCCGTCGTGGGGCGGGTTTTAGTCGGTGTCGTCCGTCCCGAGTCCGTAGTCCTCGGGCAACGGGGGCAGGTTCTCGTCGAGGAGGCGTGTCACCAGCTCGTTTTTGGAACGAACGGTGAGGTCCGCTCGCGCCGCGGCATCGATGCGCTGATCGATCTGCTGCGGGAAGCGGTAGTTGCGCTGAACGATGTTCCCTGACTCCATTGTGGGATGAACGATAGCAGCGCTATCTGGGGTGGACAAGTGTGGAATGTCGATATGCGCGGGTTCGCCTGTGGGCATGTTGTGGAGGGGTGCGGTGAGCGCATGTTGGAGGTTCTGCACAAGTTGTTGAATTCGTGCGACGACCAGCGGAGGGAGACTGTGGATGGTGGGTTGGAGGGAAATTCCCTCCGGAGTCCGGTGTGCCGCCAGGCGCCCCTCGATGAACGCGGCGAGCGTCACCAGGGCGTTCGCCTGGGGGGGCAACTGCCCTCCCTCCCATCGCGCAAGCGTTTTAGGGGTCATCTGGAGGCTCGCGGCCAACTCCTTCCTGGTGAGGCGTGCGGCCTCTCTGGCTTCGCGAAGGCGGGCGAAAATCATCATGTTGGCAATCCCTGCTAAGGTGATAGTAGGACTACGATATCACGGGTTTCTAACTGTGGGAAAACTGTGGAGCGGGAATGCAAGTGGACAGCGGTGGGGTGTTTACGGTTGACGGCGACCCCGTGGAGCCGCGATGTTGAAGGCATGCCCGTGCCGGAAAAATTGACAGACGCAGAGATTGAAGCGATCGCCGAACGTGTGTTTGGTAAACTGGTCGGCCGGCTGTTGAATCCTGCGGTGGACGAGGAGTCCGCGCAGGTCGCGGCTGTGCGTGAGGCGCGTCGAGCCGCCGAACAGGACATCGTGGGCGGTCGTGCCGCCCGTGCGGCGCAGCGGAAGGCGCGGCGTCCCGGCGGTTAGTCGAGTTCGAGCATCGCGAAGCGGTTGTCGATGCGACGGCCGGGGAGTGGCTGTTCCTCCTTCAGTTCGAGCACGGCGTCGGGCGCGCTTTCGTGAATGTAGTGTCGGCGCGTGGTGGTGACGTTGGTTCCGTGTCCCATTTCGAGCGCGAGCTCGTGGTCGGAGAGTCCATCCAGTGATTTGAGCGTGGCGTAGGTGTTGCGCAAGCCGTGGGGGCAGACGCGGGCGACGTCGGCGTGTGCGCAGGTGCGCGCGACGAGTCGTCCCAGCCAGGTGCGATCGTGTGGTTCGCCTGTTTCGGGGCTGGGCGGAGGGGTGTCCGTGGGGCTTACGAGGGTTTTCTGCTCGGGCCCTTCGAAGGTGACGATGCCTGCTTTGCGCATGCCGCGGAGCATGGGGTAGACGCAGTCGCGGGTGGTCTGCATTTCGGCGGTCGTGGCGCGGACGATGTCGGGACGGAGCATGGGCCCGTTCCGGAGCAGCATTCGGTAGATCGCCTGCTTGATGGCGGAGTGGCGGAATTTGGTGCGTTGGTTGTGAGGCATGAGGAACCCGTTCGGGTGGCGCTGAACGAGGTTCTTCAGTGCGGGGACGAGCAACGAGGGCATGTGCAGTTCGCGCCAGCTGTCTTCGCTCTTCGGGGTCCAGTGCGGTGGCTTGGGGTGGCAGCGACACGGGGGCTTGTCGCCCTGGATCCAGATCACGCGGTGAACGAAGTCGACGTCGGGGGCCGTGAGGTGGCGCAACTCTCCGCTGCGGATCCCGGTGAGCAGCGGCAGCGCGGCAGCCACGCGAACGACGGGATCGGGATGGGTCAGGGCGGTCAGCGCGTAGGTGCGGGGCTCTTCGCCGCGGAGGATGGGCTTGCGCCGGTTGACGGCGTTGCGGTTGGCTTTGGTCTTGTGTGACCAGGGCAGTGCTCGCAGGTCCGAGCATTCGATGGCGTCGGCGGTCTCCTGACGCAGGTCGCGTTGGAGCAGGCCGATCGCACGCCAGTGATCGATGACGCGCAGCGTCATTTCCCAGCATCCCTTTTTGGTGGCCATGGCGATGGTGGAGTCGAGCAGGACGTCCAGGTACATCATGGTGTGACGGGCGCGCAGGGTGCTGACGGGGATGCGGTGGAAGAGATTGAGGAAGCGCGCGGCCATGGTTCGGTAGCTGGCCAGCGAGTCGGCTTGAATGTCGCGTGCCTGGAGGGACAGCTCGTAGCGGTCCCAGGCGTGGGCGACGGTGACGCTGGGGTCGTTGGCCACGACCAGCTTCTTGGCGTGGTCGAAGTGGGCCTGGGCGACGACGGGATCGCGGGTTTTGCAGGGGATGCGGTAGCGTTCGCCGCCCTCCCACAGCACGTAGTAGTAGTTGCCGTTCTCGTGGTAGGGGGCGTCGCCGACGACGCGGTCGCCTTTCTTTTTGCGGGGCATGGGCGGGCTCCGGGGTCAGGGCTTGTGTTCCGTGAACCGTTCCGCGGGAACGATTCGGGCGTCGAAAGTAGTGGGGATCATTGGCGGCTGCAAGCGGGCATCGAAATCATGAGTATTGAGCAGGCCAGTGATTACAGCTAGTTAGCAGACGTTTTGTTCCGGGCCTGCCAGGCGGAGTCGAAGGTCGCCCCGCGCTCCGGTCTGCAGTCCGTGCAGACATCCCCCCGGCGCTCTTCTCCGGGCGTCAGGTCTTCGCCGCATTTCTGACACGGGGTGGGAGCATCCGGGCACCCGGGGCGATGGCCGGACCGGGATCGGCAGGTTCCGCAACTCACGAGCGGCACACCACGCACTCAGGCACGTCCTCTCGCATGGCCAGGCGGATGGCGCATGCCAGGCATCGGCCGGCCCAACGGTGCCTGTTGACGGTCTCCCAGGGGAGACA